TTGGAAGCATCCAACCATTTTCAGAAACCCAGTCTGTTTGTCTAAACTGTTCATCAGCTGTTGAATTAGCAACACCTTTAAAGGCTTCTACAGGGTCAATTTCGGCAAGAAAACTACCAATACCGCCTCCACCACCGCCATGTAATTTAATATGACGATTACCGCAATGTTCAAATGCGCCTAACGGAAGAAACGAATCTAGTGTATATCTCATACTTTAGCCATCCATTTGTATTTTGGATTGTCAGATTTCTCTGTTTTAATGCCGTAAGAATTTAACAATTTTAAAATTTTAGGAACAGCACCACTGCCATAAACATAGTTTAATTTAGATTTTTTAATTTTTGCAATAAAGTCTTGCAATGCCAAAGTCAAATCTTTTGCATTGTCTGCTGTAAACAAATGCAACTCTGCATTGTTATCTGGAAGTTTAATTAGCAATAACAAAGAATTACCATATTGTAACATAGCGGCTTTCTTTTCTTTTACTAACATATTAATCTTACGAATCATAACATCACCATCGTAATTTAAACGCTGTGAATCTAATTTAACAATATTAATTGGTTTCATTACAGATTTCTTCCAAGTTTAACATACACATCAAGTTTTTGTACAGACAAAGAATTTCCGTTGATGTCTGAATCTAGTCCTAGTTGAATAACTCGACCTGAACCTGATGTTGGTATTTTTAATTTAGTAATCACTGAACCACCTGAGTATTTAGCAATACCGTATTCACCAACACCGTATTCACTAACAGCACCAACATCTAAACGATTTACTTGTGAAATATAGGCACTTGCGTAATCAAAATCCCAAGAAATAGTAATGTCTTGATTTGACCCACCAATTAAAACAAAATCAGCATTTTTCAACATTTTTAATGTTGTTGGCGAGGTAAAATCAGAATAGTTTGTGTAGTACGACATTTGATACAAACTGCCGTTATCTTGCCAATTAGTGTACAACCCAACATATCCTGCTTTACCCATGTAAAGTGCATTGGTTATTGTTAAACACAGTGCTGTAGGTGCGGTAGACCATGTTGTTACACGAGACGCACCGTCTTGCAACTGTGTTCGAGTATCAAAACAATATGTTTTTCCTGATACAGGTAAAGACAATAAATAAAAAGCGTCTAACGGAGAATACACAGCTTTGATTGCTGCTTTATTGCTTTCATTCGATACATTTGCTAATAAATCATCACGAACATTTTTAGACAAATCACGCAATGGCGCAGATTTTTCTTGAATAACACGCATCAATGAACGCACACCTGTCTCAGACAAGAAGATAACATCTGTACCTGTCTTTTGAACTGAATCACGAGCAATACAACCGACACCACTAATAACATCCGAAAGAACTAAATTAGCAGGGTCTTGAGCATTGCTGTAAATAACCACATGACGAGTACAGAAAATAATTAAAAAGCCATTGTGTTCTGCAAGTGCCGTAATCGGGTCTCCGTCACCAACTACTTCTGAAATATTTAATCGTCCAGAAGTTCCTGTACTATAGTTTAAAGCATTTACTAAATCTGAAAAATAAACTGTTTGTTTATCATCAGTAATATCAGCTACCCAAGTACGTCCGTAAGCAGCTAAAGCACAGTTAGGTGTAAAAGTGCTAGTAGAATAGCTAGGAGGAAGTGTTCCTAAATCGCCTAGTCTTTGAAAACCAAACGCAGTGGTTAAGTAGTTCATTAGCAATACAGGATGTCCTGATTGAACTACTGTGGCAAAAGACTTTGTTTCACCAGTTTGCTGAATGTTAGCGACTTGCCAATGATTTGCCGAGATGGTATAAGACACATCTGCACTATCCGCAGCATTTCGTACATTCTTTTTAACTAATGCACTAGATTCTTCAAGAAATAATTTACTATTCCCTGCAGCAAATAATACTGTGTTGTTATCAGGACCACGAATCTGTGCTAAAGACTGCACAGCGGAAGTGCTTAAATCCGCATTGGAAGCATGAACTGGTGTCCATCCTTTACGAGAACCAATACGACCAAATTTATCAATGATGCAGTTTTCAGCAACTAAAGCATATCCTGATTCTAAAGTAACACCAGAGTCTTGAGTATTTAAACCCATAAACCCCGGTGCTGCAATGGTGGCGGATTGTAGTGCTTTAGACATTAATTAGCTACCCACTCAGTAAACTCCGTATGATGTGCAGCTTGAATAGCAATGTTGTCGCTTAAAGAAGACTTGTACAAAGCCCATGCTTCGCTAGAGTTTAGTCCATTATCTTCACCACGCTCAAGCAATGCTCTAGCGTATGCGTTAAGAATAATAGGAGTAGCTGGAGCTAAAATAACATCACCATCAGCAGACAAATCTGCTTGTGGTACAATAGCGTCTAGAATCAACGAATAGGTTGTATTAGGAATAGGAAACAAGTCTACCTTTGTGTCTCCAGTAGTAGCATCAACGGTACTAAAAGTAAAGTACATTGGAGAAGCTTTTTGTGGAGTACCAAAAGTACTAAAACGATTCATACGCTCTGCAGTGATATTAATCATTGAGTAGTCTTGCGTATCGTTTAAAAAGTCAATAATTTTAAATCTGTCACCTAATCCAGTAACAGTATAGTTTTGTTGGTTTGCAACTGTTGTAACTGTAAAATAAGTAGTCAATGAGTTCCAATCATAAGCATCTTCTACTTGTTTTTTAGCATCGTTGACAAGCTCTCCAATTAATTTGGAATAGCTATTATCATTAACCGTAGCAACTTCTGTCTCACGCAATCTACGCAAAACAGAGTTAACAGCTTGTAGGTAAGTTGTTGCCATGTTGTTCCTTAGTTTATCACACTTTTAGTAATGTGTCAACAGTTATTTTTTACAATCCCACTTTTTTAATGCTAAGGCTTTTCTTGTAGGTCTGCCTTTTTCGTCCTTCATAGGACCTTCTACACCACTCATACGAGCACAAAAACTCTTTCGTCTACCAGCAGCCTTTGGAGACTTTGCAGCCTCTTTAGCCGTTACTGGTGGCTTTAATTTAGAACCAGTAGTTTTGTTATAGTAGTCTCTACCTTTTTGGTTAAGACCACCTTCAGGGTTTTGATAAACCTTCTTAACCATTATTTCTTCTTTTTAGCAGTCTTAGCAGCATCTTTAAAGTCTTTAGCACTAGGAGCACCCTTGCTACCAGCTTTACGCATCTTCTCGCCAGAACCTTCAGCAATACGCTTACGCTTTGCAGCGATATTGGAATAAAGACCTTGTTTCATTATTTACCTCTACCAGCAGATTTCTTCATTGGTTTCTTAGCCATACCAGCTTGAGATAAACTGATAGCAATTGCTTGTTTGCGGGACTTAACTACAGGACCGCCTTTACCACTATGTAATGAACCTGCTTTATATTCGTGCATTACTTTACCAATTTTGGCTTGTTGCTTTTTAGTTTCTTTCACGATATATCCTTAGATAAGTTCAGTTACAGACAATGTAGAAGAAGTTACAGTTGCGTCTTTAATAACAGCAATCTTGTCTCCCGGATTTACTTTAATAAAGAAAACATTATTAGTAGGAGCCATTGGACTTGTTGTGACAGATGCAGTAGGTGCTGTACCAATTGCAAAATGACAATGTCCTAAAGATGCTGCAATACGAATCATAGTTGTATTTTGACCAAACGCTGTTGACGCTACGCTAGAGTTAGAAACAGTAAATACTTGAGTTGTTCCTAAAGCAGGAACTCCGTTAGCTACTCCATTAGGGTCTAATTGAAATGTGCTCATGATAAATCCTTATTTTAAAGTTAAAAGGTACAAAGTTTCTAAATATTGACCTACAATCTCATCTACAATATTTTGCAATGCAGAATCTGTTTTAGGAATAGCTTTGTAACGATTGTTTTCAATCCAGTGTAAATGCTTTTTTAGTAATGCTAAAGGAGTTTCTGTGTAGATACCAGTCTCTAACATTGGCGGTATTTCTACACGACCTTTTCGTCCCTGATATTTTTCCATTAAAGAATCAGTTAGCTCTAGAATTGAGTCATAAAACTCATTCAAAGTTTTGTGCTGTGAAAAACTAACAGTATTCCAATGTTGTTTGTGAGCAGCATCTCTACTAGACAGTAATAAAGCAATTAAATCTGCAAACATAAATATATCCTAATTATAAAAACTTTTGAATGGTTGGTTTATTTTCTATTTCTAGAGTAACAAGACAAGAACAAGTTGAACCTGTTTCAGACTTAACTTGAATCTGGTCTCCTTCATCTAAAACAATATAAGCATTACCGTCTAACAAAAAGTAATTTTTAGAGCTGATAGGATAGCTTTCAACAATTGTTACTGACACACCTTCGCTTGCGTCATACCACCAAGCACTAAAGTTTTTTGCAGAAGAAGTATGATTAACAGCATAAAGCATATTCCAATGTACTCTAGTCCTGCTAGGAACTGTAAACATTGTTGTCAATGTATTTGCTACTAAATTCTTACCGACTGAATGGGATGTTTCCATATTAATCGTTTGTTTTACCTAATAGTTTTTGCATAGTGTTAGTTTCGTAAATACGAATACCTGTCCAAATAACAGTAAACAATGCAGCAATAGCTGGCAACCATTGAGCTAAAGTGCCAAGCACTGTTGCTACTGATAGAATATCTCCAGTGAGTTTTGCACCTTCGCTCAAGTGTTGTGTTGCCATGTTATCTTTCTTTTATTTACCATTTGTTTAAAGGACATACTAATTTTACAAACTAGGTTTTGCATTTATTTTAGGTAATATTGCATTTGTTTCTAAATCATAGTAAGAAAGTGATGGAAGTATATCATCAGCGCAATCAACCCAAAATAAAGGTTGTGCTACTGGAAAAATATTTTCATCATTTTCTTTTTGACAAACTTTACAAGCATTGGGTATCAATGAAAAATTTGGAGTTGGCGGAATTGTTGTTTCATTCCACGAAAGAACATCGGTTACTAATTCATTTGGAGAAATTAGAGCTTT